TGCTGCAGAAAAAATCCAGGCACAAGTGTTATACACTGCCATGATGACAGATACAATTTTGGAGGGTTAGGAAAATGGAACATTCAGAATTATTTGAAAAAATTAAGATGTACTACAGAGCCAAAGTGTGGCCACTAATTGCAGTTAAGAATGCGGTTAAAAAAGGTTTGATCACACCAGAAGAATATAAAGAAATTACTGGAAAGGTATACAAGTAGGAGGAAAGCTATGGAATTAAATGAAACAGTAGAGTTGATGAACTCTACAGATTACAAAGATAGATTCAAAGGCGAGTATTTTCAAGTGAAGATTCGTCACGACAAATTGAAAGCTATGTGCGACAAATGGGACGAAGGAAAGCTAAACTTCAAGCCAACTTGTCCAAGAGAAATTTATGATCTTCAGTTGGATTCCATGAAAAAATATATGGACATCCTTGTTATTCGTGCAAAAATTGAAGACATTGAGTTGATCTAGGAGGTAACTGTATATGAATTTTGCATCTGCGTTTATATCTATGACGCGTGGCCACAAGGTTGCGCGTAGTCATTGGACTGGATATTGGCATATCGTTGATGGAATCATCATGATCCATACGAAAGATGGTATTGATTTAAAATTAACGGATTCAGACGATATTGTATACACAATCAGCAATTGTGCATGTGATGACTGGCACATCGTTGATAATTATGGAGCAAGCAAGGAGAGATAGAATATGGAACAATTAAAAAATGCTAAATGGTGGAGTGCAGCATGCACACGCTGCTTAAAAACAATGTGTCAGACTGCGATTGCGATGATTGGAACATCACAAATGATGGAACAAGTGGATCTTAAAGTTGTAGTATCAAGTACTGCCTTGGCCGGAATCTTGTCGCTTTTGACATCGTTGGCCGGATTGCCGGAAGTAGATACAACGAAAGAAAATTAAGTTGGTGGTCTGCAATGGATGAATTTTTAATTGCAGTCCGCCAGTTCTTATTGGTATGTGGTGCGGTTATCACGATCGGTGGAGCTTGGAAAGTTTACAAGGATTTTAAAAAGCCAAATGATGATCTTAAAGAAACAGTCAGAAGACACGAAGAATGGTTGAAACGTGATAATGAACGAATCAAGTCAATTGAAACATTATTGATTGCCCAGGAAGGCATCAAAGCCGAATTAAGCAAACACTCGCAGATGCTATCCGAGCATGATCAAAGGCTTGAGGCGGACAAAATGCGTGGTAATCTTACGCTAAAAGCAGAACTGGCTATCATCAATAACCAATTAGCCGATAGTGGCCAGGACAAGTTGGCCGAGATTCGTGATGAGATCCAAGAGTTTTTGTTAGATAAAAATTAGGAGGTGCGAGCATGGGTACTTCGCAAGAATTCCAAAATTATGCAAATGGTAAGGTCTTCAATAATAGGGGCCAGATTATGAATATCAATTATGTTCAGGTTGATGAGCCATATGGTGGTCAGTGTGTGTCACTGATCCAGGGACTGATGGCATGGGCTAGCAAACCTTGTGTGGCACGTGGCCATGCCAAAGCCTGGTGGTTCAATCGAGCTAGTAATGGTGTTTTGAATTACTTTGATGTTGTTAGTGGACCACCTCAAAATGGCGATGTAGGCGTGTCTGTAGGTGGCGATTCTAGGTATGGCCACATCTTTATATACTGGGAGGGCAGAGCGCTCTCTCAGAATGTTTTAGGCAAGCCACAAGCGTTGTTGTGGCCGCTTAACTATCAAGGTGCAGTGTGGGGTTACTTGAGGCCTAAATTCTACACAAACGTTTCTGCATACCTAGCTACACAGTTGATCAAAGAGAATGGAATGGCCACTTTCAATAACGATACCGATATCGTTATCCATAGAGACTCACCTACGGGACCGTCATATGGTTCTTTTGTCAAAGGTGAAAAACAAGTCTACACTGAAAAGTGGGTTGGCCTTGGCCATAGATGGATCTCATGGTTACACACAAATGGTGTACGTTGTTTTGCCGCAGTCAGTGGCAGTGAATCGTATGGTGTAGATCCATGGGCTACAATCAGTGCACCAGAGACGAAAGACATTGAATTAACACAAGAGGACGGAGTGGCCACATTCATTATTGATGGTGTACATAAACACTACGACAATCCAAGTGGTGAAATCTTTGGCCAATACAATTCAGGAGATGAAATTCGCTACTATTGGAAGTGTGTCACAAATGGCCATAGATACGTTGTCGGAAAAGAAGGAGACAGAAAAATCTTTGTTGCAGTGTCTGCTACAGAGGATAGAAGTCAAATGTGGGCAAAATTTACTGCACCAGAAGAAGAAAAGAAGGAAGAGTCGAAGCCTTCTACCACTGAGCCTTCTAAGCCAACCACAACAGATTTGAAAAAGAATGTCAAAGGATATGGAGTCGATATCTCAGAACATAACAGTTCGGATATTGGCTTGTCACAATATGACTTCGTGATTATACGTGCTTCTTACGGAGAGCATACAGATAAGAAATTTGAATACTTCGCAGACAAATGTGAACAGCTGAAGATTCCGTATGGTGTGTACTGCTATGACTATGCGTTGAATGACGATCAAGCTAGAGCTGAAGCAGAATATATCTGCAACCTTGTCAAAGGCAGAAATATTCAAATGGGCATCTGGTTCGATATGGAAGATGCCGATGCTTATAAAAAGAAAGCTGGTGTCTTAACAAAAGAAAGATGTTCTTTCTCTTGCAAGGTGTTCTGTGACTACGTGAGTGCTCAAGGCTACTACACTGGTGTGTACACTAGTACATCGTGGCTAGGCACATTCGTAGAAACAACTTATCCGATTTGGGTCGCAAATTGGGGAACGAATAACGGAGAAATCCAGTCTGATCAGTCGAGTGTCGGAGTGATGCACCAGTACAGTGCGAATCCAATTGACAAGAATGTTATCTTCCATGATATCGACTTCTACAAGTCTGATCCAAAGCACGATGAGCCTAAAAAGGACGAAAATGGTTCAAATTCTGGAAAAGATGAACCAAAAAACGATAAAAGCGATGAAAACAGTTCAGATTCTGTCAAAAAAGACGAAATTAATGTATCTGGAATTAATAAATTGATCGAAATGCTACTAAGCATTGTCGAAAAGATTTTGAAGCTGTTTAAGTAAAAAGATTGAGCCTATGCATTCGTGCATAGGTTCTTTTTTTATGCACTAAAAGCCTTCTGAGAACTTCTAGGAAAGGTATGGATTTTTGCAATAGGACACAAAAAGGCCACAACATTCTACATATGTGCTTTGTATAAAGGCTCATACAATTCTCTAAACGTTAGTATTTTACTACTTAAGAGAAAGCAAAAGCCTTTATATAAAGGCTTTTTTCTTTTGCCTAAAGTCACATTTAATAAAATGGGATATAGACATCATTAATGTCAAATAGGCTTGTACAATTTACCTGTAAGTGAGGTAATGAAACATGTGTACAGAATTTAA